TTGCCCAAGTAATAATATTATTAAGTGCGATATTCATCTTAGTGCCGGTAATATCGCCAGTAGTATTTTCTACTATTTTAGTACTAGTATCAGTATTTATTGAATTTAATAATTGTGTTGTAGTCATAATTTTCAATTATTTTTATAAATTTTATTATAGATAGGGGACCTTAAAAAGATCCACCATCTATAATATCGCCTGCAAATACAATTGTAGAAACAGCAGGGCCATTTGTTACTGTGTTTGCAGCACTAAATTTAGCAATATATTCAGCAGTAGTAGTACCGTTACTAATTACATTATTAGTGATACTAGGAGTAACTGTTACAGTTTGAGCTGTACCACTAAGTGGTGTTACCGTAAAACCATTTGTACCATTTGCAAATGTATAGGTTGTATTATTGTCTGTAAATACTGCCCCAGCTGGTACATTTGAAGCAATTGTAAAACCAGAATCTTTAATTGTTCCAGTAGTATCATTATATGAGGCTACATGTCCTGCGACTAATGTACCCGTATATACTACATTATTTGCAATACTAGGAGTGACAGTAACCGTTTGAGCAGAACCATTGGATGGTGTTACTGTAAAATTATTGGTACCATTGGCAAAAGTATACGTAGTATTGGTATCTGTGGTTGGTCTAGCATTGATTTGTGCTTGAATTTTACCAAATGCAGCTAACATAGTATCTGTTGCAACTAATGCAGTATTAGTACCAACAGCATAATTGGTAAGTGCAAACGAAGTAATATCTGTTGCAACTACTGCACTAACACTAGCTATATGTGAAGTAGCGTCTGTACTAAATTTATGTAGACCTAATGCTTGAGAAGCTGCTCCACCAGCGGGATGCACATAAGTTGTAGGTGCAGCTGGCATTGTAAATGTAGTAGGTTTAATAGCAGTTACATGACCAGTACCATTACCAGTAGCAGTACCTATAGCAGTAAATGTTCCACCATATGCTAGAGTTATCCCTGCGTTAGCAGTAGTATCAATTGTTTGTGCGGCATGTGATACTACAACAGCACCCAACGTAGGACTAGCGGTAATAACACCGCTACCAGAAACACTAGTTACAGCATCAGTATTATCGATTTTAGCCCATGCTTCGCCAGTTGCAATTAACCAATCGCCTACATCAAACGTAATAGTTGCAAAAGTACCAGCAGTAGAAGCTAAATAAAAGATGCCTTGATTGTGTACCCAACCAGTTATTGCAGTATTGTTATTGGTTAGTGTAATGGTAGGACCAGTTACAGTTGTACCACTAATATAACTCAATCTAGTAATCGCGTTATCTGTTAATGTAGCCACACCAGTAGATGGTACGAACTTTCCACCATATTCCATTTGACCTAAGATAGTGTCTGGTAATTGTGACAGTGGCACTTTTATATTTTGGTCTTTAGCTAATGTAATAGTAGTACCAGAAATAGTAGCATCTGTTACAAATGCACCAGTACCAGTAGTTGTACCTTTAGTTAAACCAGGAAACGTATAAGTAGCCGGCATAGTCATTATCCATTCATTTAATGCAGTTACCCTACCTTTTGCGTCAGTTGTGGCGTTTAATACTTTAAACGTACCACCATATGTTAATGTTTTAGCAGCAGTTTCTCCTTTAGTACCAGCAGTACCTACAGAAGCTAATGTTGCATTTAATGTTACATTAGCACTACCATTTATAGATACACTACCAGAAGCATCTGTACCTAAAGTAATAGTTCTAGCAGTAGTCCACGTATCGGCTGTTAGTGCGTGATTAACTGTTGCAGCAGACGATGCAACAATAGGTACTGCTACTCCAGATGCATTTCCTACAAATGCTTCATAAGTATCAGTAGTAACTATTAATTCTCTAGGTGCTAACGTTGCAGTTGCTACTGCAGATTTTAAACCACCTTTTGGTTTAATTGTTAAGATTTGTGTTGACATATTATATATTATATAATTTGTATTATACCTCCATCGATTACTTCCGACGGAACTATATTACCTAAGTTATCTATTGTTAATATTTTTCCAGTATTAGCAATGCCTAAATTAGCATCTAATTTATCGTTAAAAATATTTGTTACTTCAGTATTTAATTCATTTATAGTTATTGAATGTGGTTTGATTGATGCTGTGATTACATTACTAGAATCTACACTTACAGTTATTGTTGATGTTTGATCACCTGTATAGATATCAATCAAGTCTGCAACAGGTACTCTAAACGTTGAACCGTCTGTCCTAGTAAAAATAAGCTCTTTTGTTATTGGATCATAATCTACATTTGCTATAAGATTATCTACATTAATTGTAGATATAGATCCATCTCTAAATCCAAAGGTTACGATACCTGTTGACGAATCATAATTTACAGACACTATAAAATTAAAGTCGATATGTGCAATATCATCTGAATTATGATGTTCTATTGCACCATCTATGTCACCTGTAGATTGTCCAGCAACGACAAGTCGTTTTACTGATTTTCTATCACTACCGTATAAGATAGCGTTTTCCATATCTAATCCAAGGATTGCCTCTCCTAAGTCTTCTACTTTTGGTATCTGACTAGCACTTATAAGTGTTATAGGATTATATTCATCCTTTAAAAATTTCATTGACATATTTATATTTCTTTTTAAATAAAATCCACTACTGGACAATCATTGGACTTCCATTTTTTTGATTTTACAATGGGAGTTAATGCGTTAGCAGCAGTCTTTGGATAAGGTAATCCAAACAATCTAGGTATTCCAGATGATTCATAACATCCTATAAAATTTATCTTATCGTTAGATGTTTGGAGTTCATACATCCTAGACACCCTCAAACAAAGATCTTTACGATCATTACCCATCATTGGATAACTATCAAAGTTTGCAGTTTCTTGTTCAAACTTTGTAGAATATCCGTCCCATGTTTTCTTAGAACGTATATACAGTAATTTTAGTTTGTCACTTTGATGATTTTCTAAATACTTAATTGTATCTACATATAGCTTTTTATAGTCAGATTTTTTATAAAAAGTATCTTCACATAAAATTCTAAAATAAATCGGTTCTATTTTACTTAATTCTATAAGTTGGGTTAATGCTTGTTCTAGAGTTATTTTAAACAACTGAATACCGTGTGCCGCATACCATTTATTCTTACACCAAGCAAATCGTAAATCAAAACTTCTACTTCCTTCATCAAACTGTTGTTGTAAGTTTTTAGTTTGGCATTTAGCCATAAAATTAAATGGTTTTAAAAACCAATACTTAAGTGAATAACCACTTAATGAATCATGTGTTGCTATCATACTGTTTGTTATTTTATATATCCCCTTACTCAAAAAATCATTATCCTACTGCGTATTTTAAAATTATGTGATATACTGAATTAACTGGAACATTATTTGCACTGCTTCCATAATGAATATAAACATAGAAAATACCTGGAGTATAATTAAGCACTTGAACAACTGCACCTGATGAAGTCGTATTAACATTATAATCTCCAAAACGTTTAAAATTGTTAATGCCCGTTCCTGATATATATCCAGACATTTGGTCTAACCATAAATACGAATAACTTGCTGTTTGTCCAGTATTTATTGTGGCTACTTGTAATGGTCCAGTTAATGCAGTAGTTATAGTTCCTGTAACATGCACTCTATAAATAGTCTTTCCGTTCCAAGTTTCATTTGTAGGTACAGCTATTAAAGAAGTAGTAAGAAGTTCTATAGGAACAGTGTTATGAACATGGTCAGCCCTTGCTACAGCGCTACTTGCTCCAGGAACTGCAGAATTGGGTTGATTATATATCTGTGAAGGAGTACCACCCAATGCAGTAATACCCATTGCAGTTTGAAATGCTCCAGCATGATTACCATCTAACAAGTCTGCATTAAGGTTAGTACATACTGTAGTAGAATTTGATATAACTAGTGGTGCAATACCATTTGCAATAGTACTGATATATTGACCAGTATTATTTACACCCATAGTGTAAAATCCACTCCATATAGCAGTACTTGAACCAAGCATCAGTATTCCTGAACCAGAAGGTTCTAATCCACTACCTGATGACAATATTATCTTACCAGTCATAGTACCCCCTGTTAATGGAAGAGCACCTGAAACTGAAGTTACAGTAGCAAATTCAGAACCAGTCCAATAAATAGGTTGCGTAGCAGAACCTACTGCAGAAGTAGTTAAAGCATTCTGTTTTGCATTCACAGCCGTCGTAACAAAAGCTGTAGTAGCAAGTTGAGTAGTGTTAGTACCAGCAGTTGCAGTAGGAGCAAGAGGAGTTCCAGTAAATGTAGGAGAGACAAGACTTGCTTTAGTAGTATCTGTAATTTGATTATAACTACCTGAAGCATTACCATGAAATAATTCGTGGGTATCTGTAGCAATTAATAGTTCACCATTTAGTAAACCTATGGTAGGCAATGATGTTTTTATACCTCTTTTTGTTTGTAATCTTAAAGGTTGTGTCATATTTAATTAAATGAAGAATTAAATGATTCGTTGAAACTATAATGAGTATGGTCGATAATATCCAAAATTACCCATGCATTATTTTTTCTAACATATAAATTACCATCAGTTGGAGCATCTGGTATAGTATTTATTGTATATGTAATATTAGAAGTACTGTTAGCATTAAATGAATTACCAACGATGTTACCATTATGCATTAACGTAAACGTACCATCACCAACTGTTGGTGGAAGTATGGGTGCGTCTATACTTATTATAGAATTATTACTCTGATTTACGGTAAATGTACCTTTAGTAATACCTCCTTGCGTAATGGTAATTATGCCGTTATTAGCAATTGGTGGTATACTTGGTAAATTAATTAAATCATTATAGTTTCCGGTAGAAGCTACTATAGCTAAATCGGTTATATCTATTGCTAAATGTTGGTGTGCAAAATCAGTTATGTTAGATTTAATATGGGTGTGCCCTATATTTGATTTATTTGATATATCTATATTAGTTATTATTGGTGCACTACCATCGTAAATTACAGTATTACTAACAGCATCTACAGTAGTGATGGTTAACGCATGTTCTACTTTTTCAGCATTATCTACAATACCATTTTCATTAATATCATATTCTGTTTTAAGCATCCAACCTGGTCCAGGTGTAGTGCTTGTTAACCACCTAGTTACTGCTTCTTGTGAAGGCACTTTATCGCGCATATCTCCAGGTACACTAACTATATCATTAATGGTTAAACCTATACTTAGTTTAGTTTTCTCAGCAGATGTAAAATTTGCTTCAGAAAAACCAGCAGTACTACCAGTAGCTAGACCATGTTGTGATTGACCCCTAGAGCCTACGTGAGTAGCTGGGGCTGCATTTACTTCCCAATAATCATATACTGGTTTAGTAGGATTCATTGCCCATGCTGGTACTGTATTCCATATCTTATTTGCTACATAAGATGTAGTAGCTAATCTCCCAGATTCATCAGATAATGGCGGAGTATTTGCTTGTGGTTCACCTTGAAATATTGGTGATAATATAGGAGCTCTACTTATATCTATTGGGTGCCTATGATCATCTCTTGCATACATTTTAGATATGCCTGCATTAGCAGTACCATCCATTAATGGTAATACATTACTAGCAAGTAACGATGCAATCATATCACTTATGCCATTCAAATGAGTATTGAACGTTTGACCAAAATACGCTAATGGAAATTGATCTTCGGTATGTAATCCAGCAGAAGGATTTAATTCGCTAATTTTTAGTCCTCTAATCATAATATTTATCTTTTAAACCTTGAAAATGCTGAATTAAACGAACATCGCCTAAATGATTTCATGTCATCACAAGTCTCTTTTTTCTTTTCTTTTAATGCTAAATTACATCCACCAATAGGGTTTGCCAAATCATGTAATGTACGTTTTACTACTTTATGAAAATATTCTTCATTTGGTTGTTCTAGTACAATTTCATCAACTAATAAATAATTAAATTTATCTACTATTAAATACTCTGGAGTATCTAATTGAAATGATTGATTATATGAATTCCTACTAAAACTACCTTTGCGATAATTTTCATTTATACCCCCTTCTGTAGTTAATACTATACTTATGATATTATCTAATACTGTAGCATTAGGGTAATCGGTATCACCATAAAAACATAAATATGGATTATAATTTTCATATGTATCTAATACATAATTCATTAATAATAATCTGTCTGTTATAGATCTGTCCGGTTCTATATTATACTTTAAGTCTTCGTTTAACGCTTGACCAGTATCATATATAAATTCATTATACGTTTTCATAATTATCTACACGAACATGCCCCACCAGCACAATTAGTACTACTGCCACAACCACATGTAGAACATCCAGATTTCTGAATTGCCCCGCAACACTTACCTAGACCATTATTAGTACATCTCAATAACCACAGTATGTCTTGATAAAAACCTAATGCATCTTCTACATTAACTAAATCAATGGCTTGTCTAAGCATCATTTCCCGAAGCATTAAATCTTGTAATCTAGTATAGTTCTTTAAATCACCACATGGATTACATATCAATTTCATTAAATTGAACCTCATACAATAGTATTCAGTTTCATCTATTACACAATTAGTAAACCATGTTTCAGTATTATCATTAAATATAGTGGATATAATAAATAAACCACCCCATTTGAAATGTTTAAACTGTTCCCTTGGACGTATTGTATATACTAATTCATCGGTATCGTGATCAAAATGATAATCTAATTGCGTATCGTATACTACGTATGTATGGGTTTTGTCATTAACATTATATATATTCTGTTTATTACTAAAAGGATCAATGAATAACTTTAATATTTTATTCTTTGCGTTTTCAGACTTTACCCTTAAAGTAATAGTCCCTCGCCTATTTGATATTGCGTAGTTTACTATCATATTAGTAAATATAAAGAAGGCGGGCTTTTGACCCGCCCCTTTGTGAGTATGAAGAAATTAATATTACAATCCTAAAAATTTCTTGATTGTGTTTAAGATTGCCGTATATCCGCTATTCATGTCAATATACAATTCATCAGCCAATAATGTATTTTTACGATACTGATTATCGGCACTTGCAAATGAATTTTCATATTCAATTACAATTGTAGCATATTCTTTAGTTGGATCAACTGCAAGTTCTGGTCTGATTACTGGGAACCAAGTAACATTTGTAGATCCACGATATGGTCTAGCAAGATTTTCTCTATCTCTAACTACTTTCCAGAAACCATTACCAGGATCATGAGTTTGTACTCGTGTAATGGTGGCACCAATAGGCAATTTAACTTGGCCAGCAAAGAAATTACGTGGATCAGTTGCATATGCAGATACTTCCATACTAACTTGAGTAAACAAATTGATTGAGTTTACACCTTCATTATTAGTCTTCGGCATAGCTGTCAATGTAATAGTTGTGCCAGCTACAGTAGCATTTACCCTACGACCAGCATGCATGTTGATGCGATCTGCAAGTCTATTCGCAATTGTTACATTAGTATCTGCAGAAGTAGCGATAACTTCATAACTATTAGTAAACATTGATTTCAATTCATAAATATCTCTATAGTATATGCGAACTACATAGCGAAACCCTGTTGTGATAACTACCCCTGTAAAATCAATATCAATAATATCTTCTACTGGAGCTTTAAAAGGAGTTGCTTGAATTTGATTTGTGACAATAAATGGATTAATTTCATTACCATATATTACCATCTTTTTATTCTGTAATGAACCATCTGGCATTGTAATAGTTTCTACACCTACACATTTACCTACTTTAAATGATTCACCAGTTACAGCTGTACCAGCTGTTGCGATTTTACCATCTTTATCAAAGACTGCAATGTCATTAATGTTCATACCATCTACAGCTGTAGCAGTGGTAGCTTGACCTACAAATACTTTGTTTACATGTTGCATCATAATACTTAAAATTTTATAGTTAAACTAAATTTATAAAACCCAGTTCAACTATATTTAACTCTCCTACTTTCATTTCGATTTCCACGTTAAGTTAAACTGAGTATGATTTATTAAACTCTGAAGTATGAATCAGGGACATCAGAGTATGTTTTTTGGCTTACTCCATGGTATCAATCTCCATTGAATGAGTTTGATACCTAGGGTTAGCCTTGTTTTCTAGAAATAGACCTACAGCAAATTTCACAATTTCGTTATGAGTATGCTCTGCCATTTCTGTGTACTCTGCATTTGGTTGAGTATGTATATCAATCTTGTTAGGTTTCTTGAGGTAGCTATATTCATATTTCGCTACATTATAATTATCGTCTGTATATAAGTACACGCTTGATCCTCTGAATAATCGTAATGGAGAAGCTATATCATTGTGAAGTCTGTGTTCACTTAAAGTATTAGATAGTCGCCTATCTATATCTTCAATTGTAGCTTCAATTACATTGGTACGTTTTGGTATGAATCTATCATAAGCATCACGTGCCCAACATATATATTCCGAATCATTTGGTATAATGTATGCAGTTTCACCTAACATAAACATATAATCACTAGGTAGTTGTATTGATTTTATACCTTTTTCTATACTATAGATAGGTGTATCATCAGTTACTTCAAGGATTTTAACTAATGTACGTAAATCATCAATACGTTTTTGATTCATTTCAAATCCATCTTTCTTAGTTCTAGTCACAGAATATCTAGTCGTATCTATTGTATTACCAGAATATCTATTTTTAACAAACTTATCAAGACCTAGATTTAACCAAAACTCTATTTCTTTAGAATATGGTTTCTCTTCAACTGTTACGTATTTTAGAGCTTCTGTCTCAAAACTACTTTGTAATTCTCTATATGTCATTATTCTGCTGCATTAGTTGATACATTAGGGTGAGTTTGAATTCTCTGAGATTCAACGTTATCTAAAGCAAAATCAACTGCTAAAGATATTATTTCATCTGTCCAATCTACCTCAAATGTAGCATTAGGGTTAGTAGTGTAATTCATTACAAGTGGTTTCTTAATATAGGTCAAATCCAACATTGGAAAACCTGTACCAGAAATACCTGATAATGTAGTTGTATCCACGTATACTAAAGCCATACTATCTTCATATAAGACACCTGGAACAGGTATCCATGGATTATTTACATTAGAATATCTAAATTTATCCACAACTGCATGATTTATCTCAACGGTTGGAAAATAATTAGACGAACTAGCACGAAATACACTAGCGATTGGTATTAACACTTCATTACCAGATGGCACATTACTACTTAAAGAGAAGCCAAATTCATTCATAGAATGATTTCCAACTGCAGCAATAGATAGTGTATCTCTTTTTACTAACGGATATAGATCACTTGTACGTTTAGGAGAGGCTTCAAACCCCTGCTTAAGTATATTGTTGCCTGTAAATTTCCTATTTATAAGCACTACATATGCCTTATTAATGAAATAGTCTATCTCATCATGTAAGAAGGATGGTGCTGCAGAAATAGGTCGTTTATCCATTTCTATATAAAAAGCGTTATGTGCTTCACTTAGCGTCATACAATTTTTAAACTTTTCTAAACTTTAAACTTTGGACTCTGTCGCAGACATAATTGCTAACTTAATGTCTGAATTTTTTTTATCGTCAAGATATGCTATCGCATCTTCTTTTGTAATACCTATAACATCTGTACCATAATAGTAAGTTGTTTTAGTTCTACGGACAATATTCTTAGATATGGCAGTTTCTAATAGAAACTCTGTATCTTTTGATTTATTATTTACCCATTTAACAAAGAAATCTTTAGGATCTTTTTCAATAAGATCATATAATTTAGATTCTATTAATTCATTTGACATTGTATCAGAACGATAACCATATACTCGTAAACATTTACGCATATCGTCTAATGACATCTTATCAAACTCTTTAGCAGCATCTCTACGAATCTTATTAAGTCTATTCTTTTCTTTTGCTTCGGATTCTTGATTTAATAATATCCAATCATTACCAGGTTTAAGATTTTGTAAACCATCTGCAACTCTATAGTGACTTTTTAAAAATAAATACTGCAATTCACCAATTGCGGTATCTGTATTAATTATAGTACCTGTTGCACCTACTTTAATAGCATATGTGATCCAAAATCTACTTAGCGGACTCAAATGTCCTTCAGGATATTGTAACTCTTTTTCAAGACGTCTAGCGTCTTCAGGTGTTAAACCTGTATGTCTATTACCAGACCGTGTAAAGTAAGTCCCTATGAAATCGTGACTACCTTTATATTTTACTACCTTTGACCAAGGGTGATTTCCTACAATTTTTAATTGATAAATCATAATTGTGTATATCTTTAATAATTAAACCTACTTGTAATATAGAGGGTCATAAGACCCCCTAATATACAAGATGTATTTTTATATAGCATCACTAGCATCCATGATCAACTCACCGCATGCGCGAGGATCACGAACCATAACACCACATTCACCTAAGAAGTGAACTGTATAACCGTCTTTAGCGTTAGAACGCAAAGTATTGATAGACTTAGCATAACCTGCTGGACTTACAGCACCACCAGTATACCATTGTATAAATTCCCTATCTTTTCTAACTACTTTAACAATATTAGCTTCCCCATCTCTACGACCAATATCCAAGATAGTAAATCTATAAGATTCAATTGGTTTAAGCGTAATCGGATGCAACAAACGGTTATGTACAGGATTATCATATGGTGGAAAATGTTTAACAGTAAGTTCAATACCGTTAGTCATTTTATAAGTAACAAATTGTCCACCGAGTACTAATTCTTGACCACTACCTGTAATAAATTTAGTATCTACTACTAATAGATTACCTGCTTTTTCTTTCAATACTCTATCAAATTCACGAAGGCCCATTTCACCAGTTATGGCTACAAACTTACGTTCGTTAGTTCCTAATGTATTATATGATAGGTCAGACAAGAAATCTTCAATGATGTCAGCAGTTAATTCAGTATAATAACGTCTATTAGACGGAGCTATTTGTTCAAGTAAGCCAGCGCCACGATAAACAGGACGACCATTAGTACCAAGAATTTCTGTCGTACCTACTGGGGTAGCTGAGAATTGGTCATAAACCATTTGATATTCTACACGTTTCATCCATTCCCGCATTGCTTTCCATTCCTGATAATCGGCCCATAAATAAGACGTTTTACCAGAACTAGGATCTCTTAAAGCAATTGCCATTACAGTAGAATATGCTGTACCAGTAATATCGTAAGAAAGACGCATTGTAGTCAATTGATTACGCATCTTAAATCCTGTATTATAGTTCAGAATATCTGCTTCTTCGCTATATTCTTCATAAGCTGAACCAGCACGAGATACTTGACGACCTTCTACTAAATATTCAGCAGGGATGTATTGATCAGCCTGACCATTACCTACAAATACTGTATATACCCATTCGTTACCATCTTGATAAGGGGTACCAGATACACGTGCTTGAAAATTCTTATTATCAAATTCAAGGATTGCTCCTGGACCAAACCATTTATCTTCTAACCACAACTTAATTGGGGTATTATTAATACCTGGAGTTTCATTTAATGCAGGATTGCCTGTGATTTGTGCTCCATTCCATTCTGCTCTACGAATAGTTACAGCTCTTTCTGATTCAATAAATACTGTCCATTCATATTCGCGTTGGTCAATGACCATCTTATTGCCAAGTCCACCAGTGATAAAATCCAAGGAACTTGAATATCCATCATCTTTCATACCAAAGATGTAGGATACTACTTGTGATACTTCATAAGGTTTAATCACGAGAGCGTTGCTCAACATCGCTTCATCAACAAGGTCAGAAAACCATTTTCCTTTATAAAGTTGTAATTTGTTTAATATACCATTTTCCATTTATAAAATACTTTAATTCAAATAATATTATTTGACATTATAAACTTAGAGTATTTCCCATAGTGCTTTACCACTACTACCAGAGATAGATTGTTTAGATGTAACTGTAGAACTTGATTTTAGTTTCTGTTTAAATCGTTCTACTGCAGTCTTTTCACCTTGCTTTTTAGCAGAACCTATGAGTTTATCGCCATTCTTAGTGAAATATGCAGACTCTATCAGATTAGAAATATTACTCATGTAGTCTTCTTGATATTTAGTTCTACCAGACTTCGTAGGTTTAAATATATATTCAAGTAATTCTTTCTTATCTTTTTCTGGTATAGATATACCTCTAATATCTTTTAATGCTTTTACTGTATCTACAACGTTTTCATAAAACTTTTTTTGCTCTACTTCTTGTTGTTCCTTAAACTTTTTTTGCTCTACTAATAGCTGTTCTTTATCTTTTTCTATATTTTTTTTCAAAAATTCTAAAGCTTCATCAGCTTCATCATCTAAAATACCAGCATCTTCATATTTAGATATCTTACGAGTTATCTGCGTATCATTAAGACCTTGACGTTTTAATAATGCCCTAACTACTGATTTTTGACTTTCTTCATCTGATAAATCTATATTATCTAAATCTACATCAGATGTACTTTGTAGATAATCTGATAACTTTCCACCATTACGTATAAACTCATCTATTTTTTGTACTTCTTCAGAGGCATATTGTGGGATACTATTATCCTCAACTACACTCTGAATATAATCCATAAAGTCCTCTACAGTCTTTGGTTTTTCTTCATCATCATCCATATCCCATTCATATTTTTCTGCAAAAGCATCAAACATTTCAGTTACAAATGTTGCTTCACCATCTTCATCTATTGAAGTTACTTTATCTGGTATTATGATTTCTTCTTCTTTTTTAGTAGGTTTATCATTTTTTTGATCATCTACTAACTCTTTATCTGGTTCTTCATCATCTGAGGATTTAATATGTTCTACACCGTTTTCATCCACAAATGAATCTGATCGATTGTCTGATTTGTAACCTGGTCGCATTTCTGCAAATACCGCTTCAAATCCACCTAATACATTATCATTTTTCATATGTATTGTTAATTTATATTGATTATGCTCTATTGTTTAATAGATCTCTTATTTGACTTTGTGCTGATACTACATTCTTTCTTTCAGGATATGGTGCAGCCTCATAACTTGGATATTGTTGCCATCCAATTGGATTAGATCTAGGCACATTAGATTCAGCACTATTAAATGAAATAAGTTGTGATTGAAACAAATTGTCTGTCATATTCAATGGATTAAATCTATTTGAACCGTTAATTTGTCTACTAATAGGTTGATCTATTTGATATTGAATTTGTGATTGTGGTATATTATTTAATGCCCATTGATCAATTTGTTGATTATTCATTTTCTCCTTGCTATAATTCATAGCAGTAAAACTACTCGGATCATGTAACCATATATCGCTACTATCGCTAGGTATTCTTTGACTATGTTTATAATTATTAAATGCCATTGCCTTATTAGCCTTATATAGTAAACTACTATCTTTAGGATCCACAATATTTGCAATATCTACATTGCCTAAGAACATATCTCGATTTTCTTGCCTACGTTGATTTACTTGATCATTCTTTAAATTTTGACCATGTGTCATATGTCTAGCTGCTTCATTCCAATTACCGGTATTTAAAGCAGCTTGTAGTTTTTTAGATTTTTTAAAGGTACCATAACCAGTAGAATATATTAAATCTACTAAAGCATCTATTTGATTATCACGCAAATGACTATAATAAGGTTCTTTAGATAACGGTTCTAATATCTCTTTATTGATATGTCTAACCATTTCATTACTTGCCTCTTGTTCAGTAATGCCTTTACCACCTTGTGCGATACGTTCTCGAGCTAGCGCATTGAGCCTAGTGTTTTGAGAACCATACCCTACGTTAGATGCATGATTACCTATATCTTCATAAGGTTTTGCTCTAAACCCTTCTCTTTTCTTTATGTAATTTACAATGTCATCACCCAAAGTATACACTTTATCCCTAACATAATTTAGGGGATTGTTTATAAATGATGTCATTTGTCTATTAGCTACATTAGCTAAACTATTGTTAACTGGACCCATTCCTAATAATACTAAACTTAATACTAATGTTTTTAATTTCATATAATGTGTATTGGTTACACATAATCTATCCTATATCACACTTCAATATAGGTAAAGATATCATTTACTCAAATAACTTAGAATTATATTGTTTCAATTGTCTAATACCGTCCTCTGTAAATTCTTGATTAGAATGTCCAAATTTTTTTCTTTGTCCAGGGTTCCAAGCATTTCTACCATATTCGTTTATAAAATAACCAATTCTTTCAATATTGGTCATATCGTTAATATTATCTAAGTGTTTGGTATTTATAATTTGATGTCTAAGTTTTATGTTTTGTTTAATATTTTTCAAATATTGTTTACGATCAGATCTAGATTCGCTATCATTGTACGTATCAATAATATCCGCAATTTTGTTATAACGCTTTTCTAATAATTTATTAAATACATCATGTGTATTGAAATAAGACTCAGAATCATTGGTTACTGGATTACTTTTTAAATCTCCTTTATAAGTTTCTCCAAGCATTCTCGCAATTATTTCATATGGAGATATATTATATTTAGTACCAACTCTTTGTGCTTCACGAATTGCTCCTTTAGTAATATACTTTTGATGAATTGCTTTATTTATCTTAGCATTAGGATCACCAAATAATCTAATTATTTTAGTAGTATCTTTTGGCATATCTGCATTCCAGTTATTGTAAAATAATGATTCTGTAGCGTTGTTTTCTTTTTTGTAATATTCTATTAAACTTTCTGTCGCAGTTTTATCAACAAGTTCATTATAAGACATACCCCCATTAGGCATATTTCTAATAATGTATGGATTACGAACACCAGAATTTTTTAATTGTGATTCTGTGATATTACCCATATCTTTAAATGGATAATATGTATTTTTAACAATATTTTGGGCAATCTCTTCATCCGATAGATGAAGAGGGTTATTATTTTTGGTACTATCAATAAAATTTGATATTCTATTATTCATATCGTAATCACCGTTATTGTCATAACCGAAATTTTGTGGTATTGATAATGGATATAGTTCATTCACATCATCGCTTTCTGTATTTCCGTATAATATAGGAGAACGTTCTGGTATTAGTGGTAATTGGATATTAGTTTTAATCGCGTCATTTGGTAATGTGTTATTACTAGATATACCACCATCTGCAAAAGATCTTACATTCTGCTTATAAAAGTCTTCATAATCTTTCTGTATATCCATATAATTCATATTAGGATATGCTTCCTTATATGCAGAATACCACTTATATTTATCATTTAGATTTAAATCTGACCACTTCATTTATGATGCCATTTTCTTGCATTAATTGCAAATTGTTTACGTTTCCTAATTGCCTTGCTATCTGTCTTCTTTATCCTTAATTTAGACAGTGGTATCTTTTTACCTTTCTTAGTACCAAGGTGTTTACGCAATAATCCTCTATGAGACTTCTTAATATGTATACCACCTTTCTTATACGTTAATACTTGTTGGTTTAAATTTGCAAATATATCACTTAATGTCATTTCTTCTCACCTACTACAGGATTTTTTAATGATTTAAACTCGTTAAAAGATATTTCAATAAATACACCATTAACTTTTTGCATAAATCCATCTTTATTTTGTAATGCATATTTTATGCCTCCTCGATCTACTCCTAATACTTCAGCTGCTTCATGTAAAGAATAGAAATATATAATAGTTCCATCTAATTGATTAAATTTCAAACATTTGCTTTTTGGTCTATTATCGTAATTTGAATATCTTTGTTTTGTTGCTTTTGACAAATTAGTTCGAATTTGTTTCTGTTTCTCAATGGATTGTTCATAAAATCGTGGTGGTCGATACGATTCTTCTCTATATTTTCGTTTCATTGTTTCCGATTGCTTTATTTTTTTCTTTCCTAAATTAGCTAATCGAACTTTTTCAATTGTTTCTGAAGTTTGCTTTCTTCCTAATGCTTTATTGCGTATCTTTTCTTTTGTTTCTTCTGTAGGATGTTTACCTGCACATTTTGCTTCAGGGTCTATATTGTATCCAAATTCTCGTAAATAAGATTTATAATAATCTAAATAATATTGTTCAAAAAGTAAACATTCCTCTGGAGAACATTCTTCTAAAAATCTAAATTCTAGAAAATCTTTATATTTGTTATAAGCATTTTGTAAATGTATATTATGATGTCTATTCTTACTTAGATTTCGTAAATGTTCTTTTAATCTTCGCGTAACATTAATAGAACTTCCAATATATCGTTTATTAGTTATTGAATTATATATTTGATAAATTCCAGACATATTTATTTTTTTCCTCTAGCAGCTTCTGCATTAGTTGGATTTTTTAATGCAGTTTTAGATTTTAAAACTTCGCGTTTATATGCTTCATTATCTTTCATTTGTTGCATAGTTTTTTCATGAGCCATTTTTTCCCTAGCTATTTTATTCTTATCTTGTTCTATACCTAGATTATTTTGAGAATCAAATTGTTGCTGACTAAGTTCTAGTTGTTTTTGTTGTGCGTTAGCTATCTCAATTGGATCTGGTATTCTATTACCATTAACGTCTAGGTCTTTTTGGAATCTAAATGCACCAATTTCAGCTACAGCTATTCTAGTTTGATTATCTTGATCAATTTTATATCTATCTAACTCTTGTTTAGCTTGTTCTAATTGTAATTCTTGCTGATCAGTTTGTTGCTGCATTTGAGCAATTTGCTGTTGAGATTGTTGTTCTTGTTGCTGTTGTTCTTGTATTCTTTGTTGATTACGTTCATCAATTTCACCAAGTTTCTCCTTAATAGTGTTGATACTTTTAAGAGTCATAATCTCAGCAATATCCAATAATGATGCACCATTCTGCATAGCAGGTTGATACAATTGTTTTAATTGTTCTAGATTTTGTAATTCTTCAGTAGCATTGGTACAAAATATATCATAATCTTCATATAAGAATTTATCGCTAAGTTTGTAAAATGCTCTTTCACCTTCATCGGTAATATAATTTAAATATGTCTTATCATACTCACCCCATACTGATTTAGATGTATCCAAAAGCATTGTAAGAGCTCTACGTTTAACTTGATTATGTAACCATACCAATGGTTCAGTTATATATGAAGATTGTGATATATTCTGTTGTGCATTAGTAGCTAATTCATTTGGAGCTATCGCACCTTGCCTTTGTTTATTTACACCAGACATTTCAGATACCATATCCTCAATCTTCATCATAAGTTCAATATATTGACTTATGACATTAGACATAGTTAGATCTACAGAAGATATTTGATTGTATGTTGCAGGTCTACCACCCTCCCTACCAGGTATGTCCCAACCTTCTTCATATGGATTTATTAAATTAATACCTATTGAGGATAACATATGTAACCACCTAGGTACATCAATCTCCATTGATTTAGGTATTTGAGTAATATCCATATTAAGTACTTTACCTTTGTCTCTAGCCATTGTAAGCTCAAGACGATACCATAATATGATATACATATATTGTAATGGTCTAAGTAAAGATACTAATGATTTAGGTACTGAATTGGTATTAGAATAAACTGCACCAGTATAAGGTAATTTCCTAGAATTAGGATTATCTGCACTAATGTGTTGATATTGTAACGGTTGTACACCAAAGTATAAATCATCATTAGCGCGCCATCCTTCCCATATATCTATAACCCATTCCCAATCTAAAGATATTTCCATACCAGTTGGTACATATGATTCATCAACTTCAAATTGTTCGGTTTCACCCGTTTCATCATTAGGCAATACTACAAATCCAATTTTACGAAATGATCTCCAACACACATGCCATAGGTCTACTGTTTCCATTCCCCTATTAGCATTTGCATTAGCAAATGGATTACCTGATTGTATACTGGTTCTAATATGATTATAATCATTACCTACTCCACGATAACCTTCTGCCATCGCTCTACCAGTACCACCATCTACAAATTCTAATAGTTTATCTAACATGTCTTCGTCTATTTTATCGTAAAGCATATCATATATTTCAGTATAAGACATACGAAGTTTTTCCATACACCATGTAGCATCATCAATAAACTCTAAATCTGGTGAATTTTCATATGCAAAATACATAGGATTAACTCTACGTAAAATAGGATCACCGTTACTAATACCTACATATATAATTTCCTCACCTGCTATTAAAGCATCTTTCCATGCCTTTAAAAACTCATGATCGGTATTCAACTTTTTACGTAGATAGTTTAAAGCATGATAGGCAGTAGATTCTGCTATATCTTTATAATCTTTAGTAAGATATTTTTGAATTTGTTCTGGAGGTTGAATTTCACCAGTCTGTAGTTTTTCTTGAAACTGTTGTTGTTCTTGTGGAGACATATTAGCCATTGTAGCTGCCATCATATATTGTATGATCATCTCTTTACCTTTATCTTGTAATTCTGATGTAGCATCATCACTGGTACGGGATATCACAAAATCAAATGGTTTACGACTTTCTTCACCTATAAGTAAGTCTACTTTTGGCCTAATTATGTTATAATCTTTAGCAGTAGCAGGGAATCCGTCATTCTGTTTGAATGGATTGGTTACATACTTAAGATCTTTTTCATCATATATACTATTATATAGATCATAGTATGTCTGCATTTCATTAAATCTAGTCCTATTTGTACCAGGTCTAGACATCTCACCAGCACCGATTATATAACTAACACAGGCTTCACCCCATTCTTTAGTCTTTTTGTTCATCGGTAACTTTTGAGTGGGGAACATTGAATTTGAGTACTCTTTATTCATAATTCTGTTTTAAAACCATCCAGTAAAACTTGAGTTTATTATTTGAGTATCTGATTTAATTAATTGATCTATTGAATCATCTGCCCAATATTCAGTACCAAATAGAGGTACTTCGAAGACTTTGCGCTTTCTGTCTTCTCCCTCAGTATGTTTTACATGTATATTATGTAATTGTTGTATATATATCATAACGAGTCCAAATGCTATTACTCTATCAAAGTTACCCTTTCTATTATAAGAAATCAGTTCTTCTAATAGCGGTTCTGATAATATTTTGATTAAGTTCTTCTTACCAGGTGCATATTCTTCGTTTAACCAATCCTTTAACCATCCTTCAAAGGCATCTTTTATTTGATTAGTCATATGTATGCCTTTAGCTCTCTCTACTTTGGAGTTGCCTATTATATCTCGTATTATATCAGGTTGATCTGCTAATAAATGTTCAGAATGTTTTTGTCTAAAATATGTAATTAAACCTTTGTTCTGATTTTCACACAATGCCTTTGCATTATAATACGTTAATAATTTACGTACATTTTCATAGAACTCTTCAGCAGTATTTGGTCTACCTGTGTATTCTGCAACTGGTAAATCATAATACTCTTCAAAATTTTGAAATCGTTTATATATGAATATTGAGCCTAACGAATTAGTGCCAGATATATCATGATCGAAGGGATCAATTCCGGCTATATACAAACCAAATGGTGCATCTTTTATTGGATGTTCCCATATAACTATTGCACCAGTTGGATCATCACTAGGGCTTAATTTATACTTTTTAAGATCACCCTGTTTCTTTTGATGCCATTGAACTTGACCATTTGCCCATATTAGGTCACCTACTTGTTTATGATTTGTTAGTTTTTTATTGATCCTAATATTTGCCAAATGGACTTGCATTTCTTTCTTTGGGAATATATTGCCTGTAAGCTCCATAAAAGCCTCTGTAGGGCTTTCACATCGTTCAGCGATATATCTATCTATTGATCTAGTATCAGAGGCATTCTCGAGCTCTTTATGCCTTAAATCGAGTATATATGATTGAGCTTTATGATGATATGTGTTACCATCCTCATCCATATATAACCGTTTGCCATAAACGTCCCTAATATCTAAATTAGTGTGTTGTGGCACAAAGAATCCACATTTTTTATCAGCTAATCCTTCATCCCATATATTATCAAATTCTAAACAATTATATGCATCAGGATTATAAAATGCAGTCTTTAATGCTTGTATGGCTACTCCTTCATCACCACCAGTACCAAACATTACCATTAAACCAAACGCTATGCCATCCTGCTCTACAGAAGGTCTGGCTATTTGCCATGCTGCAGCTAGTTCTGGGAATGAACCTGCTTCTTCAAATAATATTAATTTACCACGTTTACCACGTACTGTATCAGGATTATCTTTTAATGAGACGCCTATGATTTCAGATTTATAACCTGCTTCTGTTTTATTACCAAATTGATCAGTAACTATAAACGATGCTCTACGACGCATAGATGTATTAGCTACATGACGCTTTTTACCCCAAGCAGTATATTCATCTATAAAATCCATGTAATCCCAGGCTTTGGTTAAAATCCCGTCATCCGTAAGATACTGTTTGTTCGCAGCATATACATAAGACTTAGAATCAGGAATAAGATAAAAATTTCTACAACACATTGACCCGCCCTTGTATGAAAAACCTTTACGTCTAGATTTTGCAACACAGAGGTGCTTACCAAGTTCTTCAGCTTTTTCAATTGATAAAAAATAGAAGTAATCATAATCGTAAAAGTCCGGAAACGTTTTAGTATCTCGTTGTTTCCAGATCGTTTCACCTTTCTTATTAATAATAGTAATCCATTCCCTACGAACAATAGGACAATAATTAAGATAAAAATAATTATACCCTGTAATGAAATCTCCATCTTCTGCAGTATATCCATCTATACATCTACGTTTCTCCTGATCCCAGTATCTAATATATTCTGTAGTACCTTTAGGAGCAGTACAGTACATACCGATTCTTTGAAACATCAATGCTGGTTGACGAAATTTGTTTGAATTTATAATTTGCTTTGTAAAATCTATCATGATGTGTTACGCAAAAGCCAGTGCACTAAGATAGGTGACTGGCCAAATGCTCTTTACTTAAGTATTTTATAAATTTCTTTAGGTTTACCATCTATTGAATAGACGTTTGAGTATTCCTCTTTTTTTAGATACTATTTCTTGTGGTGCTTTTGCAAAAGTCGCTTTTGCTTGTTCCATCGCTTCATTCAGCGCAGATTCCATAATAGATGTATTATTTTCAGCAGAACCTATTACATTATCTATGCTAGTAGATTTCTGTTGTGGTTTTTTCTTACGAGGTCTATGTTTTTTAACTGCTTTTTTAATATCTTGAACTATTGCATTTGTAACTTCATTTGTTGGATCCACAGGAGGTTCGAATGATATTTTTACTTTTCTAGTTACTGGTACTGTTACAATATCAATATCATTTGGAGTTTCTACTTCAACTACTGGTGTAACATTATTTGTCTGAACAGATTTTTTTATAATCTGTCTTTTATTATTGTCCATTTTTATTATTTTTATCTTGATGTTTAATCCATGCCACAAATAGGATATTACCCATCAATGTGCCTAAAGTAACACCTCCTATTATGACTGCTAATAATTCTAACATATCTTATCTTTTTAAATCTGGTATTTCATATAAGTTTAATTCACCATCTCCTCTGATTTTACTTGTAGCTAATTCGTTTGCTTTAGCCGCTTTCTCAATTATATCTAAAGATTTAACTGAATTACCTAATTTTTCAACTATTTTATTTACTTTATCTGCCATTTCCAATGTCGCAGAACCAGGGGTTGTTTCTCTAAGAGAAAGTAATGCCGAAGTTATGTATCGTACACCCACCCTTGCTGCTTCCAACATCTGAAGTATTTCGGAATCCTGTAATTCCTCAGCGTATTCTTTCTCAGATATCTCTGTAATAGGATGTATTTTATAATCTTTATCATTAAATAAACTTAATTTAACTTTAGCATCTCTCTGATCTGTACTACCATATACATTATAAGGTGTTTTCCAATGATGCTTAAATATAATATACTCTATCTCTTTTCTAGCTACTCCTTTATCTTCTATTATATCATAAATACGTCTAAAGACAGGAGTAGCTAAAGCAGTAGTTGATAAATTTATTTTACCATCGGGTGTAATATCAAATAAATCGTTAATGTTAATCATTTATTATAATGATAGTTCATTAGTATTAGTTATATTTTGTATTTCTTCAGTTTTTATTGCTTCTACAGTTTGTATATTCTCATAAGTATTTTCTACTTCTATGTTAAAGTTTTTAGTTTCCACAAGAATCAATTTAGCAATTGTTTCGTCTTTTTTATAAAGACTAGGGAATGCATTACCACATGTTAATCTGAAGAATATAATCAATTCACCAGTTTCTCCAGGTTTATATATCTGTATTCCGTTCATCATTGCTAATGATGTTTTTACTAAATCTTCGTTTGCAACTACAATACCAATATAATCTTCAGGAATTTCTACTCCAATACCTGTGCTATATATTAATACTGGTGTATTATCGACAGATTTACCAATTTGAGGTTCGTCTAATGCTATTAGATTTACAATATTATTAGTAGCAGATACTGTAGCTGCTTCATTATATTTAAATAATTTCATAATTAAAATATATATATTTCTATTTGTGGTTTAACTTGTGGCTCTTTATCAACCTTAACTTTATTCACTTTTAATTTTAATGGGAGTTCCGCTAATTTTACTCCACCATTAACATGTTTGACTCTATATGAACAACGATCTCCAATTGTTACCCAATCTTCAGTATCAATGAGATCTCTCCATGTACCATCGTAGTTACGCTTTGGTAACCTAGCGAAATATTTATTTTCGTATATTTTCATTTTATTGGTATAACGTAATTCCAATTAATAAAATTTTCTTTTCCACTATCATAACGTATGTGCACTAAATAATTATCGTCTGTTGTCTGACAACAATCCTTATTTGTTTTCATACCTAACACTACTACCTCAGAATCGAATACTAAGGCATGTTGTTCTTTTCTTAATTCTTTAATCATATTCATTGCCTTTGTAAGTCATATCCATAATGATAACCATCTGCAAATAGATTATACTTAGTTAAATGCTGACCTTTAGATAAATTATAAAACGCATTCCTAATTATCATACTAGTGTGAGGTTCAATATTATTTTGATTAATGAATGTTTTTAATAATTCTAAAACATTATCTACAATCTTTATGTTTAGTGGATCTTCATTTGTAGGACCACCATAGAATTCATTTAATTCTTCTACTGCAAAATTATAAAGTTCTTTATCGTTCATATTATTCTTTTACAAATTTATCAAACGTAGTTAGTCCTAATAACGATGTTGCCATTATACCTAATTCATATAACCCATCATGAGAAATACCAGTAAATATGCATACAATATCCATTTGATAATTCTTTAAGCATCATTGTAATCTAGTTAATTTGTAATTCAAATGTTTAATACACTCTTGTATTTCATCTAGTATAGCTTGACTATAACTTTCGGTAAATAACTCTCTACAATAGTCTATTTTATAATACATCCATTCAGATGCTTCTATAATAGATGGTGCTTCATGAGTTTCTGGCATACAGAACTCAATAGTTTCACCATTACCTATAGTAGTCTCTACTAATTTATCTAATAGTTTTGCTATATGATCATGTGCTTCATCTATTGCCATATGTTTAGCATAAGATCCTTGACCAGTAGCATTCCAATGAGCGAATTTTAGTTTTACTTTATAAGAATAAATCTTATTAATTAAAAAACTAATTGTTTTTTCATGTCCTTCATAAATATTTTGAGATTCTATATTTGAATCTACTTCCATTTGTGTAGACATTTCAGATTGCATTGTAGTATCAATACTTTCTGTTTGAGGATATAATGCTTGATTATACCATCTTGAATATCTCTTGTTAATCATTTCATTTATAATTTAAATTATTAATAATTTGACTAACCTAAACTTTAAACTTTATCAAAAATAAAAAATGTGCACTTGTCTATCCGGTTTAGCATCATCTTCATTTTGCCATTTTTTAAACATAAAAAATTTACATCTTTTCCACATTGCCTTAGTTAGATCGGTAAGTAATTTGGTAATCCGTAAGAATATACCACTTACAAATCCAACTAGTATTAATATAATTATAAGTATCGTATGTATCATATTTTATTTATTTTCGCGTTTCCATATATTCGTAAAGTAAATTACCAAAGCACTGTACAAAACTTTCATCATTATTTAAATCATGTTCCATAGTAAATAAAATTGCATGTACTAATTCATGATAAAATACTTTATTTTTTCTATTAGGCGGTACTAATATATCAGTAATAAACTCATTACCAGATTTATCATAATTGATATCATCTACATATTTTGCTAATTCTATTGTATTAGTAGTATTTGAACAAAATGCTAAAGAATATCCCATACCTTTATTGTCATATGCTTTATGAATTTCCTTTGTATTCCACAATATTCTAGCTAACTCAAATGTCTTTGGTATATGTTGTATTTTCATCTTTTTCCTTGTACCAAGTACCGTATAATTGTTTATATTTATCTGGATCAGTATGCCATAATTCTAATTTTAACTTATTAGAATACCTTTTACGTTTCATTGCAGTTGTGAATGGAACTGTTTTATCTTCTTGAAATGGTACTTTTAATTTGAATCTAATAAATTCGCTAAACAATATATCACCATAATCAAATTTATCACACATTCTCTCTTTAGCAAATAGAAATGGATAAGTACATACAGATTTTATAGTAGCTATATCTAAATCATATTTCTTAGATAACTCTCTATAGAACCTATCATTCTGTATGTTCGTCATTTTGTTTTAATTTCATTATTAGTGTTATCTGTACACGATCACCAATTATTTCTGGCATTACTGCTTTACTAACTTCTAATGAATCTTTATCTTTCTTAGTTAGTACTCCCTTATCTACTAGATTTTTAAGTACTGTAGATAGATTATCTCTAGTCATATTTAGAACACGAAGAAGATACCTACGATTTACTGTATTTGCTATGTTTTTAGGTTCTTGTTTATCTAACTTTACATAATTCTTATCTAAATCCATAAGTAAAGTAAGTACCTTCATTTCGCGTTCTGTCAAACCCAGTATGCCATTTAAGGCTCTAAGATATTCACTATAGAGATTTTTTAAACTTACTGTTTTGACAAATTTGTTCATTAGTTCTTATATGTATTTAAAATATGACTAGCTAATTCTCTACCTTCTAATTGTCGTATTGCTAAAAAATCATAGTCTTTATTACGATCTCGATTATGAATAGACTTAGCATATGCTGTAGAATATCTATTAAATACTTCTATTACTTTAGAATAAAGTTTATTGAATTCTATAGCAAGTTCTTCATATCTATTAATAGATTCAATATAAGATTTACTTAAAGAATCAGAAGATATACATAATTGATTATAATCTTTCAGTAAATTATCATACATGTTGGCTTTATCACAGTTACATTCTTCTTCTATAACTTGATCATTTTCAGTATTAGTAATTTGCTGCATTAACTTTTCATGTTTAGTTACATCTCTCTTTGAAGTAGGTTTTATATTGTTCATTAAATCTTGTTCAAACTCTTCTTCAGTTTCTGAAATGTAAGTATTTTCTTTTGGATAATCTGTATCTTTTAAAGGATTTTCATGAAAACTTAAATCAGATATTTCATTACATTTACACTCTTTACATTTAGAACAATTACATTCATCATAATCTTCAATCAACATTCTACCATCACTAATCATCTCAGATATAATGTTTTCACTATATTCTACTCGATTGCTAATTAGGTAATTATTCTTACCCTCATGATGTGAGTCAGAAAAATTATATTCAAATATATTCTCATCATATGACATTCTACTAAATACTCTATTAGTATCTACCTCATAAACACTTTTAACTTTTTTGATATCAAATTCCATATTATTTTTTATTAATAGAATTATTTTAATTTTTATTCATTTTATATGTAAATGCTTTATCTTGAAAATAACATGCTTCAGACGCAAGTTGATCAGCTAGTTCATTATACGTATTACCATCATGACCTTTAACCCATTGAAATTTAACATTTAATTTGCAAATATACTTCCATAGCATAAACCAAAGATCTTGATTCTTAACATTCTTAAACTGTTTGTTTATCCAATTGTCTAACCAATTTTCATTGATTGCTCTAACAATATATTGTGAATCAGTGTATAATAATATATCTTCTTTATTAAGTTTATTGTTATCGTATACATATGCCAAACCTTTAATAACTGCGGTTAACTCCATACGATTATTAGTAGTATATTGGTCTCCCCCGGATATAACTTCTAATGTATCTACCTCATTTAATTTAATAACTGCAGCATAACCACCAGAACCAGGATTACCTTTACATGCACCATCAGTATACATTGTTATCATCTATTATAATATCTTCTAATTTTAAATTTGTATCATCATGTAATAATTGATATATTGCAATATTTTTTGCAACCTGTTGATTAGTGGTAATACCCTCCCTTGGAATTGGAAATCCACTTGCTTTAAGATAAGCCCCAATTATTTCTTCAGAAATTTCAAATGTTTTATTTGGATTTGTAACTATTACTGTAATCATATATTATAGCTGGTAAATAAATGGGTTGTTGTATATCTATCGTTTTTAGAGTAAATGTTCTTAACTTAGACAAATCATCGAATAATGGACAATATTTTACGAGAATTGTAATATCGTTCCAGACATACTCTTTAAATTCATTTGTCATATCGATGTATTAGATTTATATAGGATTAAACCAATCTTCACAACACAATCCCCATCATTAATAGTTTCTGTTTCGAATATATTACCGTCATCATCCCAATCGAAATAATACGTTTTAATTGATTCTACTTCCCACCAATCACTATTGATTTTAACTATTTTCCCAATATTTGGATCATGTGGACCAAACATAAATGTAAATTCAATTAATGTTTTACCAGTAGATTTGTCAAAAAATTCATATGTAGTATTACAACCCATTTCTTCTATAAATTTAAATGTTTCCCATTTTGGATATACATAATCATAATCATGCCAGTCTTTTTGTATGCCTTTAAACATTATTTTGTAATAAATAGATCAAATATATAATCGAATCTAGAATTATTTTCATCAGTATAACTCCATGTAATATAATCTGGGGTTATTTCTTTAAATTTAGATCGCATAAATTGTATTATCTCAATTACAGATTGTGGCATTATATCTGGAGGAGTAGTCAATACTTGTTTCATTATATATTATATCTTCGAATTTAGTCATTAAGGATAAAATTTATTTGGATCTGCCCTATATTCGTCACATATAAAATATAATGGTACAGATTGTTGATCATTGGCACCTTTAGAACATATACCATAACCGTCTTTAGAACCACTAATTCTAATACACCTACCACAATTAGCAGATCTACGTAAGTTAGGTCTCTCTGTAAGATTATAGTTTAAAACTTCCATATAATATTTATTTTAATTTACCTATAATATCATAAGATTTAACTATAATAGTATCTTTATATAAATCAAAATAAACATATGACTTACGTGGAAATATAACAGTATCGCCAATAGTATATTTTGATATATCTTTTAGAGATTCAGGCATAATTAACACAATACCTGTTTGAAATAATGCATCAACTTCTTCAGTAGTAGTTTCAGTTTCTGTAGACTCCATACTACCTTCTACAAATTTAGGTCTAGTAACTTCTTTAGTAACCTTAATAGTAGGTAGTGGTTTGATTAATACATCTGTAAATAATTCATACGGTATGTCATCAATGACATTAGTTAGCAATTTATCTGTCATAATTAATTTAGATTAACAACCTTTTTTACTTGGTTTCTTTTTAGTAGTCTTTGTAGCCATAATATTATAATTTAATTATTATACACATATAACGAAGAATGCAACCCTAAAGTTGCATTCTTAAAAATTATTATATTAATTATTTTCTAATTCTATCTGTTGTCCTATATTTAACTGATCAATATAAGCCAATAACAAACGATTACGTTGTCGCTGAATTAATCGTCGCTTCAGCTTAATATATTCTTGATAACGCTTTTCATTTATTATTTTATCCTTATATCGATCTTTAGCATACTTCAATAGATATGGTATTAAAAACTTAATCATTATAATAATATATAATATGATTACTTATAGGCTAAACCTTTGTTCTGTTCGTATCATCTTCATGATACTTCACAGTATCTCTTCTAAAGCTCAGGCCTTTTGTTTAAGCCTTCGCTTTGTTTGCCCCCTCTTCTCTTCTCCCCCATATAACGCTTGAAAATTTTAAAAATTATTATTGTTGTTAAAGAAATATGAAAAATAAAATGATCTCATTATAGCGGTTTATATAAATTATCTTTAAATTTTTTATAAAATTTTTTAAGTTAGTTATATTTCTGAGGTCATAAAATGAATTATTTTTTAAAATAAAAAATATATAGCGCATATCTAAATGTAAGAAACACCCCATTGAACAGCCCCCTTTGTGCAGATATGAGGACGGGTACCCGGGGTATTGCGTCCTAAATATTAACTTTTCTAAATTTTCATGTTATGTTACGTATTACAAGAGTTGCCTTACTCACAGACAAAAAGGCTCAGAATTATTTCAAGGTTGAGTTTGCAGTACCAACCGACGTATTTGGTGTCAAAGGTACACAAGTTCGCAATATATTTAACGGTGGTCGTCGTACCAATGGTCTATATGCTGCGCTCAAAGCAATGTTTAGTGAAAATGGCTCATGGAAGGGTATCACACTCAGCCAGATACCACAGACACGCGATATCAATTGGCTTGAAAAGCTCAATTGGGCGAAGCCTACTACTGAGATGATTATTCCTGCAGAATTCTATAACTATACAACTCCAGATGATGTGGTTATTACACCAGCCAATGGCGGTAAACCTATCGGTTCTGTTATGCTTGTGTTGTTTGGTGAATCTGCTGATAATACCTTAGAAAGCCCCAAAAGTGGCTTCTTGAGTCTTATGAGTGGGTTGAAAGATGCAGGTATTTGGAAGGTTGAGGAGAAAGGGGAAGCTTCTGAAGGTCAAGGTGATTTACTGTAAAATATCAATAAATCGTATCATATTATAATAGCGTAGTCACAAAAGGCTACGCTATTATTTTAATTTACTTAGATTCTAACACTTCGGCATCACAAATAATTAATCATTAAAAATTAAAGCTTATGAACGCAAACGAATTTTGTTATATAATGTCTTATAGTAAGACTTATAACTATCTTGACAAAGCGTCTCAAACACGACTTTGTAGACTCTCTGAATTAGACAATCGCCCTAGTTATAACTGGTTAGTGAATTGTATCGCTGCTTATAATACAATTTGTATAGGAGGTTATATCTTATCTATCAAAAACACTATTATACATAGTGGTTCAGCAAATATTAAAAAACATTTTGATAAACTTGAAGGTGAAGCAAAACGTTGCTTTGAAGAAGGGCTTAGTATTGCATATCCAGAAATATATAACGAGATAATATCATGACTAAAAAAGGCTTTATAATAGAACATGCTCCAAGAGAGCTTAGACAACGTATCTTACGTAACAATATGAATGATAACTCTATTTGGTCTCAAGTAGATATATCATACGACCATGATAGATTCACAATATCTGGTCACAATGCACAAATAGCATTAGATGATTTACCTCTTAACATAATCATTTATAGACTATAAACAATCAATTAGAATATTAGCTGAAGATTATCGAACTAATATTTAAACAGTCTTGCTAAGGTGACTATCTAATTGATTTACCTACAAACTGAGCTAATAAATACGTTGACAAATAACTATTTTATTGCCTACAAGGATAGGTCTTACAACTGACCATTTAGCTCAGTTTTGTTTTAGTAAATCATTAATCATTTAAATTTTATATTATGAACAATTTAAAAGTATTTTCAGTAATCATGTTTATCATCTTTGCTTTTGCTTGTACATTTACAGTACTTCTTCAAGCGTATTGCCCAGAAATTGGTGCAAATAGTCCATTACCATGGATTGGTACATATCCACTACGTACAGGCTTTAGTTTTATTGAAACTACTGCATTTATTGCAGCTCTTAGCACTATTCTATTTCTAATTGCATCTATTTTACAATGGATCAAATCATGGTTTAACAAACATTACACAATCACTAAAACATTAAGGAAATGACGTCAAAATTAATTACTTTATTAGGTTTAATAGCGTTAATCGCTATAGGTATATTTGTTGGTTACTTTATAGTAACAGGTCGTACTACATCTAATGTGTACCCTATTTGTGGTATATTAGCATTAGTTTGTGGTCTATATTGGCTACTCTATCGTGTATTTAATGATTCTAATTCATCTACAGACAAATCTTTCAATGATAAATCATTTAAAAAATCAAGGCATTATGATAGGTCAAAGAACGATATTAAACAGAGATAACGATATTAAACAGAGATTTAGACTCTTCTTACAAAGTCATGATGCATGGTCTTTGTATAAAGACCATTTTAAAGAACATAGCATAAAGAAAAATCTTCCACTACTAGAACAATGGTTAGATAATAATCCAAACTATACTAAATTGATAATTAAGGCTTTTGTATGGTCTTCTACTCCTGAAGGTTTAGAATACTGGGAAAATCTTGATCAAAAATGGCAGGACATATGCAGTGATTATTATTTATATGAAAATCAATAAATCACCAAGTAAGCACACTTATGCACTAAGGCAGTTTTTTGATATGGTTGAAATTAATCACAACCTTATAATCAAGCCTCAACTACCATAGGTGTGCTTCATTTATTAATATTTATAAATATGACAGATCAACGATTATTTCAACTATTTTTAATGCGTAATAAAGCATGGTCTAAATGGAAACATAATGTTCAAATGCATTACAATACTCCTGCAAATTTATTCCTTCTAAATACCAATGTCAAAGAGTGGATAATTGCTGCATTTATACTTTATAGTACTAATGAGGGAGGTAAATATTGGTTAAATTTAAATAAAAAATGGATAAACTATATTTATACTAAACTATCATGAAAGCATTAGAAGATTTTCCAGCTGATACGTCTTTAACAGATTATCATTATTATGCACAGTCCTTCCTAAATACATTAAATCATATCAAGTCATTTAATGTTATAGGTAAACCTGAATATATACCATTTCATGTAATTGGTATTATAGATGCACTTCAACAGTATGATCCAACATTAATCACAGTTACAAAATATTCATTATGAACACAAAACAAATCAAACATTATTCAGTTGTTATCATGACAATTGGTATCTTATTAGCGTTATTCTCATTATCATTTCAGGATAATATTTATCAATGGTCTGATGATGGCTATGTTACAAACACTACTATTGCATTAGTTTATCTAATCAATGCTAGTGCGACACTATTTGGCTTAGGTGGTACTGTAATGTATTTTACTATACATATTATAGACTATCTATGGCAATGTCATAATTGCTTATCACATACTAAAAGATTAGAAAGTTTTCTAATTACTAATAAATGTCTAAAAGAATGGACATATAACATTAAATCATATTTAAACGATTATAATCAACATGGTATACAATATTTTTATAAACACATCAATGCTAAACAATACATACAATTTGCATTTGCATGGTGTGAAACGCCTGAAGGTCAAGACTTTTGGGAAGATATTGATAAGAAATGGCAAAACTACTTAAAAATAAAGACAGATTAAGTGCAGCAAACTCTCGAACTCTTTATGAGTAGCTTATGATTTACTATGCTCAACTTAAAATGTCTGAGGCCGATTTAAAAGGGACGGTTCAACTCCGTACATGGCATAGGACTATATATTATGTATAGCGAATTAACTCTGTTGTATAGCTTCATGGTGGAGCATTTAAATCGGCAACCAATTAAATTAAAAAGTACATAACGGACTTTGTAGAAAATGCTTATGAAGCAAAGAAGATTAATACAAACAATTCGAACAATTATGTATTTCCAAGTCGTTGAGGACGGCGTACTGCTTGTTTTCTAATCGCACGGAACGTGGTAAGTGAATACACACCGGTTCGAGTGCAAGTAAGTGCCGTAAAACGCAAATTAATTATTAATCATTAAAAATTAAATCATTATGGATTATCAAAAATTATTTAATCTAAACATTTTACAACACGATATAAGTGTTATAGATTTAGAAATAAAACATTTAGAAGAACTTGTAAGAAGAAATGATCCTAATCAATCTGATTGGCAACCAACTAACATAACTATATATAATCAAGCTACAAAACAAGATATATTAGATATGAACTTAGTTGATCTTAATGCTTTCGTATTAGACTATGTTACTAAAAGAAAAATTCATTTAAAAGAATTACAAACTAAATTTATAAACACATGAATGAAACATGGATACCTCTATATGAGGAATTAACAAATACATTTAATGTATCCCATAAAGATACAACAGAAATCATCGAATGTGTAGATGGTGGTAATATTCTAATGGCAGTTAAACTAACAAAAGAATACTGTGATTTAGGTCTAAAAGAAGCAAAAGACCTTATAGATAGATATCGTTATCAATAATTTTAACTTCATAACTTATGAATACAAAAGAAATCGCATTTGTTAGGGGTTTACGTTGGTTATTTGAAAAAATGAGCGATGAAGCTATCGTTAATTTGTTTATGAATAGAGAAGCTGATTTAACTAACGAAACAGAACATCTTCTTAGTTTTTTAGAAGAAACTGATCCAGAAGCATTAGAAGCTATAGATGAAACATTCTTTTATGATATGAAGGAGGATTGATTATGATACTCTTGAAGAGCATTATTGTTTGGGATGGATTTACTATGATATTCTTAGCGTTAGCATTTAGCACAGCATGTGTTTTCACCATAACGTACCTTATTGTGTGTATAATTGCTTGGTTTAAACAAAAATTTAATCATCATAAGAAATGAATACCACTATAGACATGTATATAACTATCGGTATTACAATTGTATACATTATTTGTACAATTACATATATTATACTAGTATATAAATATCATCACATTAAAGAATCAAAATTACGTAAGATATTAGGAACTGCTTATAAAAAACAAACTATAAGCGATATATATAAAGTAGTATGTGTAATTCAACAAAACAAAGAAAATGATGGAAACTTTTGTGCAAATTGCTGTATTCGCAATATTTGCGATTATGGTATTCTCTGTAGCAGTAAATCGAATCATTCAAATCAACAGGAAACATCAAAGAATGTTGAACAAAGAAATGGATCGACTACTAAAGAAACGAATGAATCAAGTTAAACACTCAACCATGAATCGTCTTAGGCAATATGGTTATAGTGTGTAAAGTTCTTTAAAGTGATATGTTTCAATGTAGTTTTAAAATCTCTCTAAACTGTCAGAAAATAAGATTAAATATTAGGGACATATCACTTTTTAATAAATCATTAAATCATGAAACAATCGTATGCAAGTGAATCTGAAATGTTTCCTCTTCCAAAAGAATATAAATGGATAGCAGTAATTGGTAAAGGATTAAAAGTAGTATATGCTAACGACATTAATCGTACTTTAACAAAAGAAGACGTTGATAAAATACATAAATATAATCAAAAATGAAATCATAAAATGGAAAAAGAATTATCATTTTGGCAAATTAGGCAAAGAATGTCTAAACATTGTCCTACATTAGTTAGACTACTAATTAAACATCACGTACTATGCAAATTCATAGAATACAGTATTATATGTCACAATGAAGCATTATGGCCACTAACGATGTTAAAGTCTTGGAAACTATTAGATAAGTATTCTAATGAGCTAGTACGCTCCCAAAATTGTTTACACATTGCATTTTGTTGGCAAAATCATTCAAATATAAGCTGGTGTAATATATATGAAGAAATATAAAGTTAATCCCAAGACGTTGAGGGCAGCAAACTATCACGAGGTGAGGGTAGGTAAACCTACTTACAGAAATGTAAAGGCGGAAGCCACCAAAATCCATGAAAATGGCCGCAAGCGGACGTAGTGAAAAGAGCTGTAAAACGCACAAAGCGTAATTATTAATTAATAACAAAAAACAAACAAATCATGAAGAAATTCTTGTTATTGGCTTTTTTAAGCCTATGTGTGGCATTTGTCACAAGTTGTTCTAAAGTACCACAAGATGTAAAAAACAAACGAGAGTTATCAAAATTCTCAGATGCGACATTACGTGATGAAGTAACTGGTCGTATTAGTTATTCTATTTTGCCAGAAGTAACCTCAGATGTAGTAACCATTTTAACTCCCGTAGAATATGGTTATACATATCAGAATATTGTTACTGGTGAGAAGATTACCGTATTTAGCGATTATGGCGATGTATTTGCGATAAAAATGTTACAAGCAAGCATTGGTAATAATCCAAATACAGATAATCAAGATGCACATTACGATATTACAGCCTGGTTTCCAATTACTATTTATGCTATACGATTAGACGAATCACAGTATGATGGAAATGATGCAGAGAACTACTTACAATGGATTAAATTTCGAAAATAATACAAACATTATCATATATTAAATGAGGCAGTGGATTAGTGAAAGTTATTTTATAACTCAGAGTAGCTATTGGGGTATGATTACTAGTGCATAGAGGGCATGTTGAAAGGATATAGACATGTGTGTAATTTAGTATATGATATAATTTTTTAGAGAAATGATTGAACAGTTTAAAGAATTCCTCAAAGACAATAATTGTTTTAAGGAATTTATAGATGCTTTAAATAATCAAGGTGAGTATTCTTCATTAACTGAATTACATTGTTATGAAGAACCCGATGATTATTTACAGTGTTTAGATTGGGAAAATACACCACAAGGTGAAGACTTTTGGAGAGAACTGCACTTTAAATGGACAGCTGATGTCTATAACAGTGACTATTTTGAAGAAGAATATTACGATGAATCTGAATTCGATATGGATCCAGACTAGGACTACGAAGATGATGAAGAATAAAGTAATTATTCGCAATATCAATATATATATTGGTACTGCAACTCCCACTCCTGAATGGATAATTAACGAAGAAGAAACTCGTCGAGGTAAACAATCAGAAACGCAATCAGTAGCTAAAACAATTATGAATTTAGCTATAAAACTACAAGATGATCCAGATATGAAAAGCGTAAGCCATATACTTTTTGCTAGAGATTTATGTAAGAAACTAAAAGAAAAAGAAACAATATTAGATGATGGATATCTTTATTTGTTTAAAGACGGTTCTGTCCTAATATTAATAAAAGACAAAATATTTATGCCACATGAGTGATAAAACACCAAGTAGGGGACATGGATGGAGATTTCTATCTATCCTCTTATTAATCATTGTATTAGTATCTGGTGGCTTAAACTATAAGCAATATACAGATAATACAAAACTTATTGGACAAAATGAACAGCTATCAGTATCTAAAGATAGTGTAACAACTGCCTATACTGACTATGCTACAAAAACTGAAGCAAAATTTGCTACATTATTTGGTTCTGTATCGACTTTAAAAGGTTATATCATAGATGCTACTAAATCACCACCACAAATCATACATGGCGATAGCATTACTACAGAACGTAGGGTATATGTTATAAAAGACCCGAACAATAATGTCATATTTGTATCTACAACAAAAGAAGAAGCTGATATGTGTGCTGAATTAATTAAGATATTACCACCAAATTCAGGCTTTCAAGTATTCGATATTATGAATCAAATTACAAAGACGTCACTACCCGCTATTAACGACAAATAACAGTTGTGTGATGTACGACAATAGTGTATGTCTGCTGTGAAGCCCACTACACTTCTTTATTTTAAATCATTTTATAAACAAATAAATCATAAAAAATGAAAAAAGTTGAAGAGTTAGCCATCAAGGCTATGTTAGACCAATCAGTTGAAGCCGTATTTGGCGACAATGCTGCAGTTGTACTTGATATGATCAATGCATCCGAATATCCAGAAGCTCAAAAACTCAAGGTTATTGGGATAGAAATCGATCCAAGTAAAGTATTTCCATTTGCTGACAAAATTCAATCAGTATGTTGGATAACCGGCGTAATTACTACTATCGGTGGAGAAGAAATATTGATTTCTGCATGGGATGCAAAAATGAGCGTAAAGCAACCAACGCCCAAATCCCAAACAAAAGTAGAAACAGATTTAGTAGAAAAGGAAAGTTCTATAGATTTTCGTTCGAATACATTAGGTAAAGGTGGCTTTCAACAAGTAAAGAAGCCGGCTAAACAAAACACAGAGCAACTTGCTATACTCGAAATGAATCGTCGAGGAAAAGACCAAGATGTGGAAGAATAAATGAAACGTCGATTAGTTCTATGTGCATACTCATACGAACCGTTATGGGTAGCAACAGAAACAGTTAACGAATGGTGTGCCTGTAATTTATGCAATATACAATCTATTAAAATCAAACATAGGTGGTATATTGGTACTGTTAGTAGAGAATATAAACTCGGCAAAGAAATTTGGTTACCGAATGTAATATCTGAACGCAGTTGGACTACATTAAAAGCATGCGAAGAGAACTTAAGACTTTATTCACTTACATTCACAATCAATGGAAAATATGAAAAAGATAATCCGTGGTATCTCCGAGTGGATACGTAACAACTTTTCATTATCTTCTAATCGTACATATGAACGAAGAATATTATCTACATGTAATCAATTTGGAGGAGTAGTTAAAACTACAGTCCGAGAAGAAGATGGTACGATTCACGAATATCGACGTAGGGGTATCACCCTATTAGAAGATAAAATCATTTAAAATTATAATCATGGGCAAAACGTTTAAAGACGGTAACGGCTACACTAAGCGTGAAAGATTTACCGAAATAGACAATCAAAGGGAATATGTGAGGAGAGGTAAACAAAACTTCAATCCATATTCTACAGAAGATACAGCCCCATATTGCCCAAGGCCTGAAACCAAGCGCAATGATTAACCAAAGGAGAAGGGGTATTAACCAAATAAGTTTACAAAAATAAGTTAAGTATAACCAATTAAAATTATACAATATGGGGTTATTGAAATTTCCTTATGACTTATGAAAATTAGCATAAGGAGTAAACAAATCATTAAAATCAAAAGTCATGATAATTATTATCAACACTAATGACAAAGGAGATATACTGAGGGCATACAACCAACAGTCATTAGGTCTCCTATCTAAACAAGAAGTCGAATCCCTAGCTGAAGCTTTAATAGGCTTTTCTGCTAAACATGAAGAGAACATGTCACGAAGACAAAAGAAACAATTAAAACGTGAACTTTCTGAGCAATTAAATGAACAAGTAAGCATACCAGAAACTAAGTTTCAAGAAACATTAGAGTACGTTGAACAAGTTTCTCCAGTAACAATCCCTACTCCAACTCATAAAGGTACAAAACTAAATGATGATAAAGAGTTAAAAATTGATCGTACTGGCGAAGAAATCAAAGTCACCATAGTACGTAAAAAAGCAGAGAATTTTACTGCTAAAGAACGTAAATGGTTGAATATGTTTGACGATTATGGTGGTATGGCAACTGCAATCTATATTGCAAAGGAACAAGAGTTAAACGGTTGGACAGAAGGTATGGCAGTCTTAAATAGCCTGGTACAACGTGCTAAACTTGAAGCAGATGGATTAATATGATAATATATTGGCAGACAAGTGAAAATTCACAGTATGGCATTCAAATAGGGTCAAGTGAACAAGAGATTTATATTAATAAATGGTCTAAACCTCAGATGGATCAGCAGAAGATATTGCGTAAAACGCTCCGTCCATCATTATCTTTAATTGAAGAACGCTATGCTCGTGAATCAAGGTTTTTATTCTCAAAATTACGTAATGAAATACCATTACCAATTATTCGTCAAAATGTTATACTCCAAATATATTTTAACATGTTAATAAAAAAATCAAACAGATTACATGATAAAAATGGGTTATACTACATGTTTGACCTAACAGGTATGTACCTAAGTATTATTGATGAATATAACCTAAGAGTATCTAAACTACCGTTTTAATGAACATTGAAAAGCTAAGGGTCAAAGATAATGCTGAAATAAATAAAATGTATGAACAATACTATAGATTGCTATATAACATTGCGATCAATATTACTCAGACCAGCGAAAGCGCTGAAGAGATTGTACACGATACGTTTATTAAAGCATTATCTTCTCTTGACAAATTTGATGGTACTAACTTTAAGTCTTGGTTATGTAATATAACTAAACGTAAAGCAATAGACCAATATCGTAAACAGAACTCTGAATCCAATACACTTCAAGGATATCAACAAGAATTAGATATTTTTGACGAGCCATATGAAGAAATAAAAGATACAGAATTGTGGTTACAATGTCTTGAGAGACTCGATGATATGCCATATAAAACTAAACAAATACTTAA